TGATAACGTACACAGCGAGATCTCACCCTCGTCGTCGTTTGCTGAGTTTAATGGTTTAGTTGGAAGATCAATCTCACAACATAGATTTGACTGCCTGATTGGAGCAAGGTCTGATTTGAACGCGCCGTGATCGTTTGCATGGTCGACATTCATTAGGTAGATTCTACCAGTGTCCTTTCTCTCCTTGATGAACTGACTAAAGACATCAATCGCTGGCATAGAGTTTTTACGAATGGATGTCTTGCGCTCATACTTTTCGTATAACTCACGAAACTTGTCTTGGTCCGCATAGAATGCTTCGTATAGTCCAGGGACATCATCAGGCGAAAAGAACGTAATGTTACCACCTGATAGTAGCCTTTCATACATCAGTTTATTGAACTGAAATGCATAGTCCATATGACGGACTCGGTTCTCTTCGGTACCCTTGTTGTTTTTAAGTACTACAAGATCATCAAACTCTAAATGCCAAATTGGGAGATATACAGTTGCTGCACCGCCGCGCACTCCTCCCTGACTACACGATTTGACCGCAGCCTGGAAGTACTTAAGAAACGGGATAAGTCCTGTGTGTACAATTGAGCCATCCGCAATCTTAGATCCGAGTGCTCTGATACTCCCTGCGCTAATTCCAATTCCTGCCTTTTTAGAAATGTACCGAACAATCGACGTCGCCGTTGCGTTGATTGAATCCAGGCTATCTCCGCTTTCAATGAGGACACATGAAGAGAACTGACGAGTAGGTGTACGCACGCCAGCCATAATCGGAGTCGGTAGCGAAATGTAAAATTGTGAGATTGCATCATAAAACTCCTTTACCCATTTCATACGGGTATCTTTTGGATAGTTTATAAACAGTGTGGCTGCAATCATCATATACAGCATCTGCGGAGTTTCGTAGTATTCTTTGGTCCTACGGTCCTGCACGAGATACTTGCCACGGAACTGTTCCATACCAACAAATGTAAACATATCGTCACGTTCGTGTTTGATGTATGATCCTAATTGATCTATCTCATCACGGGTATATTCCTCCATGATGGATCCATCGTATACACCACGGGATACGTTCTCAATGATAAGTTGAGCCAAGGGCCAAGGTTCGTATTGACCATAAACCTCTTTACGCAACTTGTAGTTAATTAGACGTGAGGCAACATACTGATAGTTAATCGTTCTATCAGATATCAGCTCTGCCGCCGATTTGATTAAAAGCTCATGAATGTCATAGGCTGGGATCTTATCGTATAACTGAATATTTGCCTTGATTTCAATCTCTGATATAGACACGCCAGTGATATCTGCAGTTGCCCACTCGAGTACTTTATGGACTTTATCAAGGTCGAACGGCTCAGTTCGGCCGTCCCTTTTAGTAACAAAAATATTATCTGCCATCAAGTGACTCCAATTTTCTAAATGATAAGACTATTATACCACAAAAAGGCTAGGATGTAAACCCTATTGTGTGTCTTTTTTCGTATTTTTTTCTAAAGAATTTTCGTAGTAAACAATGACTTCTTTTTGCTGAAGTATGTACCTACGAAGTTCGGCCATGTTCAAGGACATTGCCTCGTAGCCGCGGACTGACATAGCAACGAATACCAATTGGCCGTTCTCATCCGTAAAACGACTTTCGAACTCATCATAGTTCTCGGCGGTGACAACAAAAAACTCAACGTCGGCCAAAGAAAGACCTTTTGGTCTATCAGCCAATGGGATATCTTTTTCTATGATCTGAGGTACGGTTACTATCTTCTCTTGTGGAGAGAACAGTGCGCAGCCACCGAGTACACTAGTTGCTAGTAGCAGACTCGAGATCGTCAAATAGTTTTTTGGTTGCATCATTAATTCTACTTTCGATTAGTCCAGGTTTACGAATCGCCAAGCGAGTAAGGTCGTGTTCCTGAAGTTTATTCAATAGCTCATCCTGATAGGATTCTGCTGCTTGTAAAGACTCGTTAAGCTGAGTGTTTAGCTCAGCTTGCCTTGCCGCAGTTTGTTCCATTTGGTCTATTACGACTTCCTGGGCGTCAACTGCTGTTTCTAGTTTTGCTGCGTTTTCAGTTAGTAGTTTGATCTGAGCCTGAGTGTCTTTATAGTAAAAGTAACCACCTACGGCAACCGTCGCCAACACTGATCCCATAATCAAATAAACCTTCAATCCACCAAACATTATACGTCTCTTTTAAGAACGCTCATAACTTTATTTTGGATGGCCTTTGCCCAAAACGGTTGAGGAAAGTTCCAACCGATAAATGCGCCAACTGCTACCCAGATAAGTACGTCAATCATTCTATTTCTCCTGTTCTTTTTAGGTCCATTTGCACGACGGAACAACTTGCTCACGTCCCACCTAGACCTGCGATCCATTTTCACGGGGCGACCTGTTGGGTTCAGATCAACGCCACCGTCCGTACCGACCGCGTTTACGGGTGCATCTTCTGGTACACAGTTGGGAACTGTTCTTTTTCCCTTTTTCTTAGTACCGACTTGCTTATAACCATCCCAGCAAGGACTATCTTCATCAATGGTTTCTTCTTTTAGTCTATCCATAATCCAAGCTTTAGCGTTGGCTTTACTGTACTCAGTGGTTTCCCACTCCCAGTCTCGTCTACGCTTATCCCAAACCATAACTTTCCACTCGCCTTTATGGCGTTCGTTGTGGTCTAGTGCTTTTTCTATTTGATATTTCTTTCCACCGATAGTAGCTTGTATTTCGCCATTAGGACCAGCTCTTTTCCAACGAGGAGCAGCAGCTTCTTGTAATTCTTCATCCATAGTAGCTACCCAAAAGCTAAAATTTTTCATCGCAACAAGTCTCCGGAAGATACAAATATGTCCTGCTTAGTTTGAACATGCTTAATTTTATATATACTTTCGCCTAAGACAAGACCTGACGGTTCTGTCCCTTCGTCAACTAAAACAGTAGTTCCTTTACGAGCAATCATTTCACCAGTCAGTGGACTAGCGATATCCTGCGCCAACTTAAACACACCAGGAGATAGTGTGTTATTCTCTTGTACGTGCCACGCGTTATCCTCAGCAAGTAGACTATCAATGTCTATTCCTACCTCGGCAAAAGCATGGGCCATTTGCTCATCGGACATCTTAGTGTGTTCCTTGAGCAAAAACAAAGCTGCGGCATAGGAAGAGATACGACTCTTACCGAACGGCAACTTTTCTAAAATTCTTTTGATATTAAATACGAGTCTAAAGAATACGCTGTATGAATCCTTTTCCTCAGACGTAGAAGGTTTCTTTAGGTTCTTTCCGTTTCCGTCAATAAGACCTAACTTATAGGCATCCAGTTCTTCCCACGGTGTGACCAACGTGCGAATGAATCTGTATGTGTAATATACATCTGCTGCTCTAGAAACAATGCCCATTATAGATTCCTTAGTACCTCTATAACATTTTCGTCAAGAGGAATGTCGTTATACTCATTCGTCTTAAGGTAATGAAGAAAGATAAGAAAGGTTTTAATAAGGGGCCAGCAATGAGGTTCAAACTTATAGAACATCATGCGGTTTGCTGCAGGAATACCAAACACATTGTATAGTATAATAATGTGGTTTAGTATCAATCTTTCCTGCAGATCCCCCTTGTCAAAATACCTTTTCATCAATCGTTTCAAATACTTAAAACGGTTTAAGTCATCATAAAACTCTTCTTCTGAAGTACACTGCGGATTACTATAATACTTTGCAGCAAACTCCAAAAAGTTTTCATCATTCAATTCATCAAAAGACTTCATAATTGCGTAACCTCAATAATATCATTATACTGATATTTATTGGTTACTTACGAACGTCCTTTAGTCTTTTATCGCCTTTACGACCAGCAGCTTGTTTAACCTTTTCAGAACCATCCTGCTTTTTAGTCTCAGGATTATCCTTTACGTCAACCTTATGCTTATCGGCAAAATCCTTTTCACCAGCTGCGCGTGGTTCAAGCTTCTCTTGATCCTCAGGCTTTGGTTTCATCTGAGCGGAAGCTGCTTCACTGATCGCTTCAAACTCTTTCGTGAGTTGATCAATTGCAGACTCTGGAAGACTATCGATAAATGCATCGAGTTCGTCATCGCTCATCTCAAGAATAGTATCCCAATCATAGGATTCCTTCTTGACTGATTTTGATATTGCCTTACGACGCTTGTGAAGATACTCATCAGAATCATCGACGTCTCCGTCGTTATCGATGTCTTTATCTTTACGATCGTCAAAATCTTTTTTAACGGCCTTTTTGTTGACAGGATCCATTGCTTCATCTTTTTTCATATGATAACCTTTGTCATCGCAATGATCGCATCCTTTGCCTTCACACTTAGGACAATCAACCTTGTCCTCATCATCATTTTCTTTGGCCATTTTCTTTTCGTCAAGCATGCTCAAATACGCTTGAGCGATACTCTTAAGTTCGTTGTCTAGCGACATTTGAGTGCTCCTTTAATTACTCTAGTATTCCAAGTGCCATTGATATTGCTCCGGCACAGATTGTGATTGCCGCCGCAGCGACCATCCAGAAGAACTTGCCTAATGTTTTCAGATCAGCAGAGTTGGCTGACGAAGTTAGTTCAAGTTCATGGATCTTTTTAGTGTTCTCATCCACGCTAGTTTTTATATCACGCGTATCCTCAATGAGAACAGAAATCTTTTCTTCAGCTCTTGCGATGGAAACAACAGCGTCGGCTAGTTTATCTAGCTTCTCTTCCATCACTATCATTCTCTTTTGATCATGGGCGGTTTGTTCCATGTGTACATCAAATTTGTCTGATAGTTTTGTGAGCAGTTCTTGCTCGCGTTTAGTTGCCATGGTAGTTAATCCCCTAGTTATCTACTTTTGCTCCGCCTCGCCACTGGTAACAACTCCAGTATCGGGCTTTCCATTTTGGTCCAGGATTGTCACAGTTATGTCTGGCACGGAAAGACTTTCGACGAGCTGGGTCGTCTCTTTTGATTTCCATTTTAGGGTCACCAAAGCGTACAATAACAACATTACCACTATCGTTCTTAGTGTATACTGCAAACTTTTTAGGACCACCCGACGTTCTAAACGGATCATTTAGTTTAACTTTCTTACCCTGATATTCGGCTTCAGTGATTTCAAGATTCTCGTAAAGATCACACTCTTCACAGTATTGATCCACTACGTCTTGATTATAACTATTGAATTTTTTCACCTTAGCCTCCAAACTCATGACCTGCCACGCGCTTCATTTGTTTATTAAATTCTTGCTGCGATGGCTTATCTTTATAGAGCTTTATAGATATCTCCGGACGATCCTTACCTTTGATCCTCCAGTTAAGCCCCTTCTCTTTATGTTCAGGTTTCGTAGTCTTAACGACTCTTCTCTTGTAACCTGCTTCCCAGGTTTCTGAACCTTCCTTAGTATAATCTAGAAAAGACTTCATTACTTTACCATCTTAGCTAAACCAGCAACATCAACGGTCTTAAACGAACCATCGTCACTCGTTACTCTGAACATCAATTTCAGACCACTAACTTGTGGCTCGATGTCAAGTTTCTGCCCTAGCTTTTTTCCTGGCACTCCCATGATCTTTCCACCTTTTACGGAAGGACCTTTAATCTTAGGGGCTGCTTCTGCTAGATCTTCGTGTAAACCAACTTCTTTCTTTGAAAGCTTAGTCAATACATTGCTGATAATTCGCATATTAGCGCCGGCAGACATCAAAGCTTGATTGATGTCACCCCATTGATACAGCTCTTTATCACCTCTTTTTGTATATTTGCCAGGAGCTTCTGCTAGATCTTCGTTTTCGTTCATATCTTCTTTAAGGCCGGTCTTGGAGTTATAACCCATTTGTTTCATCATGAACCCAAACATATCTTTCATATCTTTGCCTTTGGGCTGATGCTTCAAACCTTTGAAGAATTTTTCTATTCTAGCCATAGCCTTTGGATCGTCTGAAATATGAGTTCCCTTTTGAACCGATTCGTTCTTCTTATCCCAAGGAGCCTTTTTCAAAGTTACTTTTGCTTTACCTTTTTCGGAAGAGGCTGCCGATTTAGCAAGCTTCTTCATTAAGGCCGCCTTTGAGCTTTCATCCTTTTGTGGTTCCTTATCGTCGCCACCGTCTTTTTGCTTAGCCGCCATGAATGCAGCTATAGCCATCTTTTTCTTTTCGTCGTCAGACTTACCTTGGAACTGTGGAGCATCAGATGCTTGGAAATCAGTAATCCACTTTGCTACACCATCAGATACCTTAAGCTCTTCGTTGATGGATTCTACAAGACCAACCTTCTTAAGCTCAACGTAGATACGCTCACGGACATCAGTATCCAATCCATCAACAAAACGATTCAGTCTTGAAAGGATAGGACCTGCTTGAAGTAGATTGATGCGAGCGATGTCGTCCATCATTTTAGCAGCCTTCATAAAGTCTGCCTTATCGACTCCACCATTCTTCGTAGCGTATGCCTTCATAGCCTTTGCGCCAGCGACGAACTTCTTTTGAGTCTTTGCATCCAACTCGTCGAGCTGCTCAACTGATTCGTTCTTAAGACCGCCCATCATGCCTTTATATACAGATTTCTTAGCGCTCTTATATGACATAGAAGGACGCTTCTTACCTCTTTGATCCTTCTTCTTGTCAGCATCGATCTCCGCCTTAGTAGGTGGGCGATACTTTTCGTTTTGACCAGGAGTGTCATCCTCGTATTTCTTTTTGAGTTTGTCTGTGCCAAACTCTCCAGCGTTTTCTCTTAACTTAAAGAAGTCCATTATTTTCCCCTTACTTTAGAAGCAAGATCGGAATCAGCCTTGCCCCAAGTTCCTGACGATTTAGTTACGAATGAATTGACGCGAGCCATACCCCACTGTGCAGGAGTAGTACCAGGACGATGTCCTGTTCTCCAAGCGGCTACGCCACGGTTATAAACTTTTCTTAGGATCCCTACTGGCATACCTGATTTATCAGCTTTCTTCTTAAGTGCTGCAGTAGTATCCTCGGTCATGATACCAGCAAATGAACTAAATGATTTCACATCTTCCTCTTGATTTTTTGCTTTGGTATCTCTGAGCCTTGCACGATCCATCATACGGTCATGCTTAATCTTATCAGATTCTTTTTCTCTATCAATACGTTCCTTGGCCTTGTCAGTTGCGTCCTGCTCACCATACATTCTTTTGAACTTTTTAGTAAATTTGGATGGCTTGGTCTTGGCCTCGGCATCTCCTGGAGCAGGCTTATAAGAAGCAGGATCATCATCATCACTCTTAGCGCCTCGTTGGAAGTGCTTAGCCCGTGCGACTTTCTTATCCTTATCAACACCTTTGTAGTAACCTTTAGGTTGAGACCCTGGAACTTCATCAGCATCAGGATCTTGTGGTTTTAGTTTCTCAACCAACTCAATGTCGGTTAACCATTTACGTACCTTTTTACCACTAGCCATTTCGACCAATACGTAATTAGATCCTAGCATAATGATCTCACCAACCTCGTCGTCTTCCTTTACGACAATAAGATCACCTTCTTTATATAGATCTCCAGAAACGTAGGCTTCCCTTTCCTCCGACACTGACTGTAACTGCAAGTGAGATCTAAAGTCATATGATTCCTTCAGACCCATACCTTTGCGAACATCATTGAACAACTGTTGGGTTTCTTTGAACCCAGCAGGCATACCTTTACTGAATGTTTTGAAATCGTTATTTTCGGCCGCAGCTCTGAGCTTAGATGCAGACATACCCGCTGCGCCCTTTGCGTCAGGATCTCGCTGTCCTGCCGATACGATATTAACGCCACCCTCAAAGTTATAGAAACCGTGGCGACCCTTTACACCGTTATACTTATTTAGTGTTACATCATACTCAGGAACTCTGTCAGAACCAGCAACGAGGGTTACCTTAGTAAATCCTTCGTCGTATAGTTTGGTCATCAGATCAAACATTGTACGGATCTTTGGTTCAAGCATAATGCTGCGCGCATGTTTTGGAAACATCTTGCGCATATATTTTACTTTGGTTTTATACTCAATAGGATTCTCTTTGGGATCCTGGGATTGAGATGCATAGATTCTGTACTGACCGCTACCCGCAACCTTTTTAACAACAGTCATAAGCTTCTCATGACCAATCGTAGGGGGATTATATCGACCCCATGCAACGACGACTTCTTTCGTCTCTTCGGTAACGTATTCAGCAAAACTCTTAAAAGACATTACTTCTCCTTCTTACCGCCGCTTAACTTAGCACGGTCGGCCTTACGAATTTTTGGAAGGAGTTGTTTAGCGATACGCTTGATAGCAGACTTCTTTTTATCGAGCTGCTTTTCAATGGATGATCTTTGGGAATAACTGAGGTCGCTTTTATCCTTGTTCTTTAGTATCTTTTTAAGGATAGCGTTACGAGCCTGTTTGTTGGCTCTCTTTTGTAGTACCTCTGGAGACGCGGTCTTACGTTTTGCCTTTTCACGTCCAAGGCGAATCTTAGCCTTGTTACGACGGATGGATTGCTTCAGCTTCATTCGCTGTTGAGCAGTCAAGGCCTCGTCAGTCGAGTCTTGATGTCCATCTGCATTTAATTCCGTAAGCTCTCGTTGAACTTGTTTATAGTCTTTCATTTTTCCAAATTCCCATTAGGATCGAGACGGTTTGTCCCAGCCTTTAATAATATCAGGGCTAAAGTTGTTGTAGGAGAACTCCATACGGTCCACCAACTTAACTGCACCACCACTTAACTTGTCGATTGCAACGTATCCTTCAACACCTGTCGTCTTAAATCCGTTTGGAGTACGAACGAATGTTGACATCTTTTGCAACCTGTTTAGTTTATTTATAATAATAAGTTTCGCAGAAACGATTGCTTTTTGCAAATCAAACAGTAGTTTTAGGTTAGCTTTATTTGAGGAAGAAAAGAACTTTAAGATATCCGCCTTCTTGCCTTCCCATGTTGCCTTACCCTTCTCTGACTTTTTGGTATCGATTTCTTTTTGATACTTATCAGATATATATTTGATTAATCCATCAACGTGTTTTCTAGTATCCTTGATGACTTCCTGCTTACGAACGAACGTATTATTGTAAGTCTCAATGGTTTGAGCCAAGGTTTCATTTCCTTCGATCTCACGAAGAGTTGATCCAGCAATCTTACGGAATATCTTACCCGCTTCGGATAATGCCTTGGTTACCTCGTCGGTATCCTTCTTAGTCAACGTAGCCGTACCTGATAGATCCCTAAGGGTTGCATCTTGGAACCAAACATTTGGTGTTGCCTTAAACTCAGAAGCCTTAACATCAAACGATGCTTTCATTGACTCAAAGTCAGATCCGGTGTATCGTGTATGAAATACGATACCCATCTTAGCCTTTTTGATTTCCTTTGCGCCGTCAGAGTCAACGGGTACTGCATATACGATTGTGTTTGGCTGAAAGGTATAGTACTTAGTACCGTCAATAGTATCGGTATCAATATCATCAGACGTAAACATCAAGTCGCCTTGAACCACACCTTTGATACCAAGTGAAGGCATATACTTAAGGCAAGTCTTTAGCTTATTTGATAGATCACCGGATGTATCCGCATCGATATCGGCATCAGTCTTATAGATCTTAGGGTTTTTATTGAACACGCCTTTCTTAGCAACAAAGAACTTACCATCCCTTGGATCAACTCCAGCAAAGATGGCTGGTGCTCCGTCCCATTTGACGGTTACATCAACCGGACGTTTTGCCTCACCGGCTAACATATCACGAAGAGAACGAAGAGCAAGGATTGCTTGTCTTGCGCCATTCACTCCACCATAGATTACTTGATCCTCAAGGTGAGTCATATGGAGGTTCTTAGCCGCCTCAGCGATATATGTTTTGAACGTCTGCATGTTTGTTCCTATACGTATTTGAAGTCACACATCATACGAGTAGGGAATCCATCCTTACCTTGTGTGTCTCTGATGTTAATCTTAAATGAATATGTAGGAGATGAAAACTCCATGTCTATTCGTTTACCGCTACCGCCTTTACCGCCATAAAAGATCGTAAGATCTCCAGTCTTAGCCGCTGACTGCATTGCCTTTTTATCCATCTTCTTACTTAGGATACGAGCAGGAAACTTATGAATGATATGATAGTTAAATCCAATACCTGACTCCATCAGCTTAGTCATTGCTGGTTTATTGTATGGCGCGTTCTTAACTATGTCGCCTCCTGGTAGATCACCAGTGAATATCTTACAGAACTTTTCTTGGTCAATACCAAATAGGTTTAGCAAC